CCTCATTATTAATTATATTATTCTGGTTTGTTAAGAAATGTCTAAATCCCTCAGACCAATTCTTTTCTTTATCTTGTCCAAAATCAGTTTGTATAGCTTTGCCAACTACCCATTCAGTGATCTCTTCTTCAAAATCATCTATATTAGTTTTACTCTCGAAAAAGTAAAGACCAGTTTCTAGATTTATATATCTTAACCATCCCATATTTTTCAGCGGTAAATTATCTAACATATTTATTTTGAAATTTGGAATCTTATATTCATGTGTTTTATAATCTATCTCTATATTGTCATTGTTAATTCCACAGTGTGATAAACAATATTCCATTGGGAAATCGGAGAATACCGTTACACGCACAACCTTTCCTTGCCAAATATGTTTAGTCAGTCTAAAAATTTCCTTATTTGTTAATTGTTTGCTTACATTATTATGTGATAACTCCTTTCGTAATGCTTGTATGTCAATAGTACCATCTATTTTATTCCTACATCTTATCACAATTGTCTTCCTCTTTGGGAAAATATCATTCCCAAACTTTTTTACCATTTCCGTCACCATCTTGAAATAATTGAACAAATTTTCTAAACTTTCAAATACTTCTAGAGCAGTTAGAAAAAAATCAAAAATATCTACGTCTAATATAGATTTCAATCGCATTACCCTTAAAGGTATATCTTTATATTTACCATCTATATTTAATAATTCTAACTGTTTAAGTTTCACCATGTTATATATTTGATAGATATCTGTAATTCCACCTTCATCAACATAATTACATTTATTTATCCAATGTTTTTTCAAAGATTTATTGATACTTATATCACCTAAATCAAAGAATTCATCACTAAATCTTCCCCTTGATATCTCATCTTTAGAAAAAATATCATATTTATAATGTAATTTATTCCTAGTAGCTTGTTGATATGCCATATCATAAGCATCTAATTCTAATGGCCTATTTAACTTAAAATTATACATTTTATCAACCTTAAATATACCCTCTTTTTTATATTTTAACATTTTATTTTTTTTATTTTTGAATAGATCGAAATAATTCCGATCTACGCTGATAAATAGTTGTTCGAATAAATCATCACCGATCATATCTTTTACTATTTTATCATCTTTAATCTGCAGATATATCTCATTCAACGACATCTGAGACAGTATCTGTAGTTTCAACCTCACCAACCGTGCTTTTTTCGTCTTTAATATCGATCTTTCCTGGTTCATTGGTATTGTTGGCTCCCCCAACTCCCAAACGAAATAACGTGTCAGGTATGTTCCTCAATTCATAATCTATAAATGTAGGATCATATGATAGCTCGTTTGTAGTAGCTATACCTTGCACGATTTTATATTCCTTAGAGGGGAGATACCAGAACTCAACCCTATCAACACCACAAAGTATGCTACTTTGTGAAGAT